TTCTAGTAATTCATACTCTCTTACTTTTAACTCTCTTCTATAGCGTTCTATGTTCTTGATATAATCTTCTAGTTTCTTTATATCGTGTCGTTCAATCGTTATCATACTTACCCTCCATTCTCCAACTTATCTTTCAAGGTCTTAATCTCATAATCTTTCACTTCTAACTGATGTTTTAGATCATTCTGTTCAAGCAATGAGCCAAACAAAAGCAACACCAATATAATAATTGCTATTACGCCCCACATTGTTTGACCACCTCTAAATTAGGTTTGTGTTCTAGTACACGTCCGTTAAAACTACATGCATCTTCTTTAGCTGAATATAAATCGTCGTAAGATAAAGCTTCAAATACATTGTCAGTGATTATGCATGTGTTTCCATAACTACCTATATATTTTTTCACTAAATATACTCCTTTTTTTAACTCAACCACGTATTTGCCTATGTTGTTTTTATTATCCTTATTTTTCAACCAAGATACCTCTCTTTCTAAATGTAACTTATCTAATTGCAATCCATGTTTATCTTCCTGTAACTCATTAACTCTTTTCTCTGCTTTAATCCACTTATATATAGCAAAAATACACAGTACTAACACAATTGTTACCGATAATAAACTTATCCAAATCACTTTAATAACCTCCGTATATGCCATTCAAATGAGTGTGGTCGTATTCGTCGAAGTCCTTAGGCACTTCCACCTCATCATTTGAAGTTAACTTATAATACAACTCTCTACCAATCCATTTACCTAACTCATACATAGCGATAGTAAACCAAATTTTTAATATGCGTTTAATCATTGTAACCCTCCTTTTGTTTACTTAACGCCTCACTCTTACTCTCTGCTTCTACCAACGTCATACGTTCGTTCTCTTTAACTTTGTTAACGTGTCTGTGAACATATCCTGTACTATCTTGTATCTCTGTGATTAAGTATTGTGTCACTTCCCAAGCACCTCTTTTACATTAGTTTCGTATGTTCCAATATTACGTTTTACAAATTCATTATGTGTCTCTGCGATTTTATCTTTCATAACTTGTCTGAATATATTATTAAATTCTTTCTGCGTTTTGCTAGGTATTGTTAAAATTTCATATTCATCTCTTCCTAATGGTAATTTGCAATCAAACTTTATTTTGTTTAGTTGCTTAAATCGTTCTTCCATATACGTAAAGTGCATAGCTAATTCTGCATCAGATAATTCTTTTAATTGTTGTTTAGGCATGTTGAAACTTCCGATAAAATTACTCACTTTATCTACTCCTCGTTACTTCGTTTTACTTCTCGTTACTCTTTGCGAAGTATTCTTTTAACCTCTTCTAATACGTCTTTATTCTCCTGTGCTTCCATATGCACCTCTATCACTTTCGTTTTCGAACCAATCCACCTGCTTAGGTTTAGGATATACAACGGGAGCTATAACCAATTGTGCAATTCGAGTGCCTTTTTCTACTGTGATAGGTTCATCCCCAATATTGTCAGTAATAACACCAATTTCTTTATTGTACGTGTAGTCTATAGTCCCAAAGTTAACGCGCAATTTAGTTTTTAATGTTTTACCAGATCGTGGTCTTACCTGTGCTTCATAACCAAAAGGTAAATCAATTGCTATATCAGTTTTAACCACTTTAGTTGTGTTTGCAGGTATGTGAATCGTTTCTGATACATAAAGGTCTAATCCGCTATCTGTAGGATTTGCTCTTTTAGGAATTGTCGCGTTCACAGATAATAATTTAATCTCTAAGTACTTCATTCTTATTCTCCTATTCTGATATAATTAACCTATATAAAGATAAGGTGGTCTTAGCTTTGAACATTTCAATGTTTTTGAAGTTGCGTACTTGCGTAAGAGAAGGCAGTGTTAAAATGCCATCTGACTATAAGCACTTTGAATATATGCTATCCAAAAATTGGATTGTTCCAACGATTGTCTACTATAATACTGATTTAAGTGAAAATACTCCTTTAATGACTCCAAAATATAGTGACTATGTTGAAGCAACAAGAGAAGGCGAAGAAAAGTATTATTCAGTAAAAGACTTTTGGATTAAATGGATACTAATTTTCATCTTCTCTTTTTTTGGAACATGCGCAGTTATTACTGGAATATTAATAAAATTGTTATAGTAATAGATAATCAGAATTCATCTCAAGCACTCCCTATTTGTTTTTATATCTTCTATTTTAACTTTCATTTTTACTTTTCTAGATGTCATACCAACTATGAATCCTTTGACACCCAAATTTCTCAATTCATGTTGTACCTCTGTAGGTGTTTTACCCTTAGTTTGGTACTTGTATGTCTGATTAATTGTGTCAGATAGTTCTATTGAGTTATCTGCCATTCTCTAGAGCTCCAACAAATCTATTAGCATATTCTTCCAATTTCTTTTGATTTTGAATATCATTTTCTTTTCTCCCTGTTCTAAGTGAATATCTCATCTGGGTGAATTTCATCGCACCTCTAAATTCCTCTTCAGTGAATTGTTGACGGCAAAATTCGATTAAGTCTATACCTTTCTCACTATTGTAATGTGACGGGTGGTTAACCTTATCATCTAACGTCTTTTTAGTTTCTTCATTTCCATTAGGTAATGAGTAAAAATCATAACAATCATCAATAGTCCAAGTTCTCTCGTCAATTGCTTCTACATCAGCAACCCATTTATCTATATCAAGACTTGACTGAACTAAACGATAAACATTTTTTATTTGCACTGTAATTTCAACACCGTTAACTTCTTGGATTCTGATTCTATCGCCTATAATCAAATCTTTAATACTCATGATCTAACCACCCTTTTTGGAAAAATATCGTACTTCATAAGGTGTACACACCATTCTCTTCTAGGATGTACTTGAGGCACTTCAAATAAGTGCGGTTTCTTGCGTTTCAATTCCTGTAATCTGCGTTGCTCCATTCTCTCTTTATAACTTGTGATTTCGTCCTCTTTAGGTTTCAAACTATCCCACTCACTACGTCTTACTCCAATAGATGCTTCTATTGCATCTTCAAACTTCCAACCAGAAGCCAATCTTTGTCTTAAGATATCTGAATTGATATCTGCTTCTTTCATTTTCTCTACTACATCTGGTGTAATAGAGAAGTATTTATTTTTAACTCTCATTTTTGTCGCTTCCATTTAATTCAACTCCCATCCAGTTTCATCTATATCTACTCTCACAAATTCTGCTTCTGACAAAAACTTGTCTTTATTATCGTGGTATAACTTGTTATAGAATTCTTCCTCTTCATACATATCGCTTACTCTGTTGACTTCAACAGGAACTTTTATTTTCATATCAACTTTCGCTTTAATTTCTATTGTCCCTTTGTACATTCACTCCACTTCCTCTACATTCATGATTATTTTTGGTTCTTCTGCATATTGCTTAAAGCTTTCAATGTGTGCAATTTGGTTATCATCTTTCCATAAGTGATCGTTAGCAGCGTCTAGCACTGTTTTGATTAAATTGTCTATATCTGGTTTCGTACGTTTGTATTGACCTATCGATATTAACTTTTGATTCTTTGTCCAACTCTTAGGTGGTGCGAAGTAAAAATATATTGATACTTTCAATCTACTGTTCAACATCTTTTTAGGTAATTGACTCTGTATATATGCTTTATGCTTCGTATAAGACGTTGGCATGTATGTTTGAATGAATTTACCTGCATTTCTAAAACGTGGACGAGGAGAGCCAATAGGTTCCTTATACGTATCATTGAAATTAATCTCTATTTCCATAACTCACCTCAAAATAATAATTCGTTAATTGTCATTTGTTGTTGCAGTTCTTCTTTTCTGAACAACTTGTGTTTACGTTTGAGTTTTTCTAGTTCATCTTTCGTTACCGTTCCTGAAAATGTGTTTCTAAAGTGTATCCCTGCACAGTTACCTAATTTATAAGTATCTTCTCCTAGCGGCGTTACACTACACATCTTCCAACCGTCAATTTGATACAACATGTATTGCTTTTTAAGTCCGTCGATAAGTCCCATTAGGACACCTCCGTTATTGCCTGTCTGTTGCCTTTTTCTTCCAATTTGTCATTGATTAACTTGATGAGTGCAGCTTGATTCCCACTGCACCAATCAATCATTTTTTTAGCATACACATCGGAACACTCAAGTATTTGCATAACATTCTCTTTCGTTACCATGTGTCACGCTCCCTGTAATCATCTCCTAGTACCTTTACAGTCCTAGCGTTATGTTTCATTCTTGAATTGATCCGTTGCCAATTCATATTTTGATTGAGTTCTTTATCACTAAAATTTGTAGTGAAAATATTATTCTTTCCAACTCTGTTATCTACAATGCTGAATAGTTTATTTAATGTGTGTTCAGTGTTTTCTACACCTATATCGTCGAGTACTAACAAATCTATGTTGCTTAGCAGTTGTACAAGTTCATCTGTTGTTTCTGCAGCGTTCTTGTTGTATGTCGCTTTAATACGCTCCATTAACATTGGAATGTGCATAAAAGCCACTGAATATCCTTCGTTTTTAATTGCTTTAGCTATGGCATACGCTATATGGCTTTTTCCGGTACCGTATGAGCCTTGTAAGATTAAAGACTTAGGTTTATCTACAGAAAAGGTTTTAACGTACTCTATAGCTGTTTTTTTGGCGTATATTTGTTTTTCGTTTTGGGGTTTGTAATTGTTTACTGTTGCATCTCTTAGCGAACCATTTACAGTAGATTGATTGAAGATATTATTTATATATTTTTGCTTACGTTTCTTCTCTGCTTCTTTACCAGCTTGTATCATTGAACAGTCACAACCATGTCTGAACTCATGCCCGTTACTAAACTTGTAATAGTCGTATGTGTTTCCACACTTATTACATTTAAGGTTGTGTTGCTCTTCTACGATGTTTTTACTAGGTTTGATATTTCTAGCTAAACTTTCCATTGATTGCATTTATAATCACTCCTAGTCCCAATAACTCTCGTCATACTTCATACGTTCTAACTGATCCATACCAGTTGATTTTGTCTTTTGATTTAGATAACCTTCAAATTTAGTACCGAATAACGTTTCAGGTCGAAGGTACTTATCACTGTCTGTGTTTAACCACTCATCAGTTTTGACATCAATTACCTTTTTAAAATCGTCCAATCTAAAATCTTGGTTCCATCTTGCTTCAATAAACTTTCTTGTTTTAGCTGTTTTATGCTTGAAGTTTTTACCAGTTTTCTCATTAAGGTAATCAACAATTTCTTTATAAGGTATTCGAGACACAGTCGGGTTGCCCGACAATATATTATTGTTAGTAGTCTCTGTAGTAATGTCTGTGTAGTCTCTGGTATTGGTTGTATCATTTTGATACACTCCATCGTTTCTTTTTGATACGCTCGTCGTATCATTTTGATACGATGGTCGTTTCACATCCTCTAACTTTCCATAATTAATGCTATACCATTTTGTTTTATCGAATTTAGCTTTGTTGTAGTTACCTACATGCAATAAATCTTGTTTTTCTAAACTATATACAGCACGCTTAATTGTCATCACAGACCAAAAAGGAAAGTGTTTTTGCCATTCAGAAAATGAATTGTATATCCAGCGTCTACCATCGTAGTTATGATTGCTTTTCTTTAACCAATAGTGCATTTGTTGTAATACAATTGCTTCATTAAGTCCTATCTCAGTAGCTAACTTTGGTAAAACTAATATAGGATAATCATCAATCAATAAGTTGTTCATCTACTCAACTCCTTTTTGATATAATATTTTCGAGGTGATAAAAATGAATTGGATTTCTTTAATTGCGTTAATAGTTTCAATAATTTCTTTATGTTTAACTGCTTATAAATACTGGCGTGACTACAAAGAAAATCAATTAAATATTTCAGTAGATTTAAAAAATCATTTTGTTTCTGGCGAAAGAAATGTATTTGAACTGAATGTAGTAAATGAAACTAAAAACCCAGTTTCTATTACTAAAATAGTTTTAATAGACGAAAATAAAGGCTTAAAATTCGAGTGTATTCAAAACAAAGTGTTATTAACTAAAGGTAAACATATTAGAAATGAAAGCAGTTTGTTACCAATTAATTTAAACGCTTATGCTTCTCATAAGATGTTTATTGTTTTTGATTTAAAACAAATTTTAGATAT